GGAAGGAAGAAGAGAGAGAGGAATCTGTCTGGCATAAAAGATAAGCAAAAAGATGTTGAATATGATATGAAGTTGACTGCTGAAAAGATTGAGATGCAGAAACAGAATATCGAAGAAAGAAAAAAACACTCTGAGGAAGAAGTCGAGAAGAAGCAGCAAGAACTAGTATCTAATACTAGGCACGTTGAAAACCTCTTGAAAAATATCTCTCTGATAGAACAACATGTTTCTGTATTAGATAAACAGATTTTGGATAAACCGTTAGTTGAATCTAAGTCGAAAAAACTGTTGCAGATTGAAGCCAAGTTTGAAAACAACTTGAAGAAGATTAAAAAGGATATTGATTTCTATGAACAAAATGATAATTGTCCAACGTGTCAGCAGACTATTGCTGAAGAACACAAAACTAAAAATATCACTCAAAAGCAGGAAAAGTTAAACGATATCAATGAAGCCTCTTCTAAGTTGGAAGAAGAGATTCAAAAAATTAATGATAGAATTGTCAATATCACTAAAACGCAAAAGCACATTTCAGAGCACCAATCTGAGATAATTAAATTAAATGCTCAAGTAACTTCTGTCAACAAATTTAACTCCAACCTGTTGATTCAAATTGAAGAGTTGAAAAATACTACGACAAATCTAGTAACAGATAATACAAAACTCAAAGACTTGAAATTGTCGTTGGAAACGTTTATTGAACTTGCAAAAAAATACGCAGAAGAAAAACAATATTATGAGTTCGCCGCAACACTATTAAAAGATACTGGTATCAAAACAAAAATCATCAAGCAATATTTGCCGGTGATGAACAAATTGATAAATAAGTATCTTTCCGCTATGGACTTCTTTGTGAATTTTAATCTAAATGAAAGTTTTGAAGAAACCATTAAATCTCGACACCGTGATGAATTTTCTTACGATTCATTTTCTGAAGGTGAAAAGATGCGTATAGACTTGGCTCTTCTGTTTACTTGGCGGCAAGTTGCAAAAATGAAAAACTCCACAAATACTAATCTTCTTATTCTAGACGAAGTATTCGATTCTTCTCTAGATGCTGTCGGCACAGAAGAGTTTTTAAAACTCCTAAACACACTAGATAAGAATACAAACGTGTTTGTTATCTCTCACAAAGGTGATCTATTATTTGACAAATTTAGATCAGTAATCAAATTTACTAAAAAGAACAATTTTAGTCAGGTGGAAAAATGAACGAAAACATTAATGAATTTACTACAATTAAGATTGATACTGAATCCTGGAAAAAAGATTTACCTAGCATTCAAACTGTATCGATTCCAAAATTTGAATTGGTATCTCTGGATCATCTCGCATTAAGTAGTATTTTGCCCGATTTTGATTTTAATAATCCTCCAGTTGATCCTAATAAATTCGCAAGTTCTTTGGTAGAGACTTGTAAATCGATGAGTGGATTAGGACTTTCCGCAAATCAATGTGGCTTCACTCACCGAGTTTTTGTTATGGGCTTGGATGATAATTATGTTGCCTTCTTTAATCCGAAAATTATCAGTGTGTCTGATAATATCTCTCAAATGGAAGAAGGTTGTTTATCGTTTATGGATCTTTTCCTAAAAGTCACACGGCCGGATACTATTGATGTGGAATATCAAGATTACACAGGACAGAAGAAAACGGCAACATATACCGGTTTAACCGCCAGATGCTTTCAACATGAGCTTGACCACATGAACGGAGTAGTGTATACTGAGCGTGTGAAGCCTCTGGCTTTGCAGATGGCAAAAAAGAGACGGAGTAAACTTGCTATCCGCCGTAAGAATATTCGTAATGCAATGGTAAACAAAGTGAAAGATCAATTTAATGCAAACAAGTTCAGACACCGTTGAAAATGAGAAATGGCCGGATTTCGTACAAAAACAATGGGAAGACTGGAAAGAAAAGAATCCTAAGGACTCATTTACTCATGTAGATGAGGCGGAACTTAAGCGAGTCTTGATTGAAGACTTGACTTATGCTTCCAAGATGGATGTGAAAGAATACACTTTATATCAAAAGTGGTGCGAAGTGCAAGAAAAGTTTCCGACAAAAACAACTGAAACTATTTTTGACGGAACTCAAATCTCTTTGCTCGATGAAAAGCAAGGCGAAAGTATTGATTTCGTAAAGAAGAATATTTGGATGCCAGAATCTCCAGATGATTTTCAAAATCTTCGGCCCGTGATGGAGTTTACTGACGATTCTGGACATTCCATCAAACCTGGTCTTGACGGCACACAAATCAAACACGATATCAAACGTAATAAAGATTTGCCTGCAATCTGGAACACAGCAAGAACCTTTCTTTCAACTATGAAGAACAATTCGAACATTGGTCGAAACCTCAACTTTATGGTTAAAGATGAGGTGTCTGGAAAATATCTTGGTGTCATTTGCATTTCTTCTGACTTCCTCGACTTGACTCCTAGAGACAAATTCATCGGTTGGGAAAGAGAAAAGAAGACTCAAGGTCGCATGATTAACTATACTGCTATCGGGTCCTCAATTGTTCCATTTCAGCCTCTTGGTTACAATTACATGGGGGGAAAACTGCTTGCTCTGTTGTGCCTATCTGATGATGTTCAAGAGTTGTGGAAGAAAAAGTATGGTGACGTTCTTGCTGGTGTGACCACAACTTCTTTGTATGGTAATACCAAATCTAATGGTTTGAGCCAATATGATGGACTTGAATATTGGAGCAAGATGGGGTTTTCTTCTGGCTCAGTGGCCTTTGAACCAAGGAAGAGTACGTTACAGATGGTTTGGAATTGGATCAAAGAAAATCATACCGAGAAGTATTTTGAGTGGTGGGAAGCCAAGAATGCACAAGGTCTTCCTTTCAAGCGAGATCACAAAAATCGATCTTTGAATTTTGCATATCCTAAACTTGGTATTCCAAAAGAAATTACCCGCACAGATCACCAACGAGGTATTTACTTTTCACCCCTGTATAACAATACAAATGAGTTCTTACGTGGAGAAATACCAGAATCGCAACTCATAAAGTCTTTCGACACAAGTTGTGAGTCCCTATCAAATATTTGGAAAACCAAATATGCAAAAGGACGGATTTCTATGCTTAAAAAGAAGAATACGGTTTCCAAAGAAAGTTTGTTTTATGATGACCTGATCTTTATGACCTGGTCTGAAACTAAAGACAAATATCTCGGACAAGTTGGTAGGTAAAATATACCACAATTTGTCTTGACAAAACGTATACATATGTGTATACTCAGACAACTCGAAACAAACGAGTTATTTTTAAACTTTATTATAGGACTTATTATGACTAAAATTTCTGCCAAAGAACGCATGTTGAAGACTCTAACCAAGAAGGTTGGTTATAACACTTTTAGCACCGCTCAAGCTCAAGTTCGTTTTGGCATCAAGAATGTTGCCGCACGTATTCTCGAACTTCGGCAAGAAGGTTATGCAATTTATACTAATATGCGAACTCGCTCAAATGGAACCAAGGTTGCCATTTATCGTTTGGGTACGCCATCGAAATCGTTCAAGGCCGCTTGCCGGAAGTCTGGCGTTCAAGTTCAAGCCGTTTAATATCGATGTATCACAAGAAGAGAGTGCTTGTGCGCTCTCTTTTTTTATTTTGGAGAAAAAATGGAAATTACGATTAATGCCGAGGAACTAAAAAAGAAGAGTCTATTCGTAGCAACTCCAATGTACGGTGGACAAAATCACGGACTTTATATGAAGGCGTGCCTCGACCTTCAAGGCCTTTGCTTGCAATACGGAATCAATGTAAAATTCTCATTCTTGTTTAATGAGTCGTTGATCACCCGGGCCAGAAATTATTTGGTTGACGAGTTTGTTAGTCGCTCAGACTGCACACATTTGCTGTTTATTGATTCAGATATCAATTTTAATCCGCAAGACGTTATTGCAATGCTCGCTTTGGATCGTGATGTTATTGGTGGTCCTTACCCCAAAAAAGCAATCAAGTGGAAGTCAGTTAAGACGGCCGTTCAAAAGTTTCCAGACATTGAGCCTCAATTATTGGAAAAGGTTGCAGGTGATTACGTTTTCAATCCAGTAAAAGGAACTGCACAATTCAATGTATCCGATCCTCTTGAAGTTATGGAAATCGGTACTGGCTTTATGATGGTTAAGAAAGAAGTTTTCCCCCAATTTGCTGCCAGATATCCAGAACTTAAGTATAAGCCAGATCATGTTGGACAAGCACACTTTGATGGCTCACGATACATCCATGCATATTTCGATACTGTGATTGATCCTGTCTCTGAGCGGTATTTGTCGGAAGACTACATGTTTTGCCAATGGTGGAGAAACATGGGAGGCAAAATTTGGTTGTGTCCTTGGATGAGAACGCAGCATATTGGAACATATCACTTCCAAGGAGATATGCCGGCCGTAGCAAATTACGTCGGAGAAATGTAATGTTTGGTGATAGTACCAAATCTAAAAATTTGAGTGCTGAAGGAAGAAAATTTGACGGCAACAAACTAGAATATGGTTTGTTGCCGCCACTGGCCCTAAAGGCTGTGGTAGAAGTTCTCACTTTCGGTGCTCAAAAATATGAAAGAGATAACTGGAAGATTGTGCCGGACTCGAAGCGCAGGTATTTCAATGCTATGGAGCGACATATTTGGGCATGGAAAGAAGGTGAACTGATTGATGAAGAATCTGGTAAACACCATCTGGCTCATGCTCTTTGTTGCCTTATGTTTTTGTACGAACATGATGTGAAATATTCAAAGGATTCCATTGACTAACTTACAATTTTGTGTTAAAATGAATCCTCTTTTTAATGGAGCGTAAATGAAACTTTCTAGTGATACCCTAACGATTTTGAAGAACTTCTCAACCATCAATGAGGGCATTTTTGTTAAGCCCGGCAATGTGATTGAAACAATTTCTAAACTTAAGAATATCTTGGCTAGGGCTGAGTTGAAGGATAACTTCGACACAGAATTTGGCATTCATGATCTTAATAACTTTTTGAGCGTTCTTACTCTACAACGTTCAGATACTCCTGAATTGGACTTCGACGATAAGAATATTCTTATTCAGGCTCTTGCCGGTCGTAGTCGAATTAAGTATCGAAAGGCAGTAAAAGAAACTATCTTGATTCCGCCAGATAAGAAAGTCAATATGACAGCAGCAGAGATTAACTTCGTCGTTACTGCTGAAGACTTTGAGTGGATTAACCGAGTGGCGTGTGCCTTGAGTTCTCCTAATATTGCATTTGTGTCAGATGGCGAAAAGGTTTCAATCGAAACATTCGACGCAAAAGATGATGCATCACACGTTAATTCCACTGATATTAATGTGGCTAGTGCTAATGGTAAAAAGTATCGTATGGTCTTTGCTACAGAAAATCTTCGACTTGTTCCGGGTGCATACGACCTCACCATTTCGTCTAAGGGTATCGGCCACTTTAAGAACAAAACTGTTCCAGTTGAATATTGGATCACTACAGAAACTGGTTCTAAGTACGAAGGATAATAATGACTACTGTTAATACTTTATATGGCACTTTTAACGAAGACGATCTAAAGTCTATTTACTCTTGTTTGAATGAAATTTCAAATGAAATGTCAATTATCGATCAGCATAAGGAAGCAATCAAAGATATTATGTCAGCAATGAACGATGCCCATAATATTCCAAAGAAAGTTATTCGTCGATTGGCTAAGGCGCACCACAAGAATTCCTTTCAAGAAGAACTTGCTGAAGATAATGAATTTGAAGCACTCTATACCGGACTAACTGAATCTAAGTAATTTATATTCAGACTTGTTATTTTGTTTTTTTTATATTATGGAGTATGTGAATGGAAAGCAATCAAATGCTTTGGGTAGAGAAGTATCGCCCTCATAAAATTGAGGACTGTGTTCTTCCAGATTCGATCAAAACTACATTTCAGGAATATGTCAACAGAAAAGAAATCCCAAATTTGCTACTTGCTGGATCCGCAGGGGTCGGCAAAACAACAATTGCAAAGGCACTCTGCGACGAAATCGGGTGCGATTATATCATCATTAACGGCTCGGACGAGGGCCGCCTTATTGAAACCTTCCGCGTAAAAATCAAGAACTATGCATCTTCAATGAGTCTTTCTGGTGGCCGAAAGGTCATCATTATCGATGAGGCGGACTATACTAATCCCGAATCTGTTCAGCCAGCATTGAGAAGTTTCATTGAAGAGTTTGCATCAAACTGTTCGTTTATTTTTACTTGCAACTTCAAGAACAAGATTATCGATCCACTACATTCTCGGTGTTCGGTTGTCGAATTCAAGATTGAGAATGGTCAGAAGGCTAAGATGGCCTCACAATTCTTTAAGAGAGTTGAGTGGATTCTCAAGCAAGAAAATGTCGAGTATGACAAAGAAGTTATTGCTGCGGTAATCACTAAGCACTTTCCTGACAATCGAAGAATCTTGAATGAACTTCAGCGATATTCGGTAACAGGTAAGATTGATAAAGGTATTCTCGCAGCAATTTCTAATGTTGAAATTACCGAACTTGTGAGGTCCCTTAAGAATAAAGACTTCACTAATGCTAGAAAGTGGGTTACTAATAATTTGCACAATGATGCATCATCAATTATTAGAAAAATCTATGACAATCTTTATGATTTTTTGAAACCTGAAGGTGTGCCTCCTGCGGTATTGATTCTATCCAAGTATCAATATCAATCTGCGTTTGTTGCAGATCAGGAAATTAATTTGGTCGCTTGCTTGACTGAATTTATGATTGAATGTGAATTTAAATAATTGGAGATTATATTATGAATAACATGACACGCGAAGAGAAAATGAGTGAGTTGGGTTTGATGGGTGAAAAGGTCGTAACGAATATGTTGAATCGACTGAATCCTGGTTTGGTAATTGAACACTCTATCAACAAATTCGATAATGAAAAAGATATGCTTGTTGATGGCAAAAAGGTTGAAGTTAAGACCGAATCACCATACGTCTTCAAAAATTGTTTCTCCTTCCGTCCTAATCAGTTGCGTAAGTGTAGGAATGTTGACGTTGTTTATATCGTTTCTGTTCCACATGTTAAGTTCAAACATTTTGCTGATGGCCATGTGTAC